CGCCGCCGATAGAAGCTGGGAAAGTAATCTCGAAATCGCCGCTGCTAATCCGAAACTGATCGCCGACATTTACGGTTGTGCCAGACGAAAACGATCCGTGCATCAACATGTTGGCGCTTGTGCCTGCGCCGTCGAAAATACCCCAATACTGTATGCTTCCCCAGTTGCTGTTTGTGACGGTCGGGAAGTCTATTGAGGCATTGTTGCGGATGTCAAAGTCAGACGTGTAGAGATCAACCACATTGTCCAACCTTTGCCGCGCGTAGGCATTGCTTGAAGATGGCTCTTTGGCTGACGCCGTAGTTGTATTATCGCTATCAACAAACGCAGTTGTGCTGACGCCTAGATACAACGCGCTGGGCGTGGAAAATGATGCCTGACCAAACGCGTGGTCAAGCAACTTTTTTTCCATATGGTCAGTCAGGACGGCCATCTAGCGGCTCCTAGATCAAGCGATAGTCAGATCAATTGCACCGATAGCAAATTGGAGGCTGTCGCCATCCGCTACTGTTTTACCTGATCCAGTCATAGCGCCGTGCCAAAGCAAATTGCCGCTTGTGGCCGCGTCGAAAATACCGATATGCGTGACGGTTCCGAAATCTCCACCCGATGCGGTAAAGGTTTCTTCTGTGCTGTTGGATGTAGTTCCGCCAGTTCCGCTAGCTGTGGCCCATGTGACCGCTTGTCTGGCGTAGCCGTTGCCGCTGACTTCAGTGCCTCCACCCGCGTCGTTCGGCGCTGATGTAAATAAAGCCAAGTGAGTGGTCGAGGGGGCTGAACCAGTGTTTTTCATCAGCCAGTTAAGTATTAAGTTTTCTGCGTAGTCGCTAAGTGCTGCCATTGTTCTGTTCCTTTGTTAAACTGCGTAGTCTGAGCGCATTGCTAGAGAGCCACCAAACTTCGCATCGTCGGTGTCCCGTTTCATCTCGCCAATCGTGCGAGAAAATACCTGATCGAATTGTGCAGCGCGTGCGTCATCCATCAGGAATACCGAAGCAGCAGCCAACGCGCCGAAAAGGTAAGCGTCTGGATGCCGGGATAGTATGGTGTTGGTCGTGTTGGTTGAGCTAAGCGCGTCTATGTCGTCGCTATAGATCATCTCAATCGTCAACACGCTGTCAGGGATAGGGCGCAAGCCAATAGCTGTGCCGACCACCGTGTAATACGATGGCGTGCCTGTGCCGTTGCTTGGTGTTAGGTTGTAGTAATCATATTGCGTTGCGTAGTCTAAAAGCTTCACCGGGTTAGAGTTGACCTTGATGCCTTGGATTTTGCGCAAATCAGTCGGCAAGTCGATAAACTCAGCACCAGCAACGGTTTCCGCTGTGGCACGCTTTATCTGTGAGCGAGTGTCAAGTTCACGACCCATGCGTGCCTCTGCAAGCGCTATGAAGTCGGGTATTTGAGCCGTCAGGTCATCACGCGCCAGAAAGTTGGCCACCGATGTCTGAAGCTCAGCATAAGTCGTGATTGCCATTACACTGTACCGCCAGAAGTTCTAAAGAAACGATTGTCGTAGTCGTTCAGCCATTTGCGCCAAGCTTTCGGGTTCTGCTTGGGCTGGCCAAGTTTATCGACCATTGCGTAGTAAAGCGGGGCTGGTATCTCAGCGACCTTTTGCTTGTGCTTCTGAGTATTGCCGATAAGCGAACCGGGTCGCCATTCGTTTGCCTCACGCTTTGCTGCGTCGATGATTGGATCAAGGTTTATCTCTGTGCTGACATAGTTGCCGTCAACGTCAGAGTGAAAGAATGTCTTTTTGCCCTTCTCAGGGTCAGCGCTGATAAGCTTTTTCATTACGTTCTCCGCATAAAAAAAGGGCGACCGAAGCCGCCCCTTTGGGTCTTGTGAGTAGTTTTGCTTATGAGCCGTTCAGGCCGATAACCGCTGCGTGCGCTTTTGGCGCTTTCACGATCAACGTCCATTCGGACACGATTGCAAACTTGGTGGCGTCGCCAGTAGAGGCAACGTCAGACACGCTGAACATCCGACCCGGCAGTGAGCCGATGCAGACGTAATCGGTGTCGATCAGATACATTTCTGAGTTTGGACACTGACGGTCTACGGTTACAGAAAGCTCACCAAAATCGCTGAGATACAGCGAAACAGAACCGATGATCGCTGCCTCTTTTGGCGCAGTCATGTGCAACTGGTTGGTTGCGACTGAGCCAGAAGACAGACCAGAAAAGTTCTGCTTGTTGGTCGGTGACATCAGCAACATGTTTGGTGAACCGCCGTCACTGTATGCAGCAAGCATAGCAGCGTCGATTTTCGCCAAAGTAAGCGCAGCCGCAGTACCAGTAAGGTCAGCAGCGTCAGAGCCGTCACCAGTTGCAAATGCCATATCAGACGGCTTGTCGCCGTTTGTGATCCAATTGATTAACTTGGCAGCTTTGCGTGGGTCAGAGCCAGAACGCGCTTCGTTCTTGTAAAGCGCCTTGTTGATGTCCCGGCGTTGCTCAATGCCTTTCAGCACCTTGACCATTGCCGTTTCTTTGTCACGACCAGCTTTGTCTACAACGTCCAGCGTATTTGAAACGCTAGCAGCTTGTACGCTGATCTGATGGTAGTTCCCAAGACGGGTTGTCGCCGTAGGATTAACATAAGAATAGTCAGCGCCTTCGTTGACATAGTTTGTGTCAACAGCCGCAGCCAGTTCTTGCACTTGGAACTCATGGAAAATACCTTTGGTAGTCTCCTTTTGAGCGTTGCTTACGAGTGGTGTTTCATCAGGGTCAATCCGATAAATCACATCACTCAGGTCTTCGCGCTCGCCTATGGCTGAAGCGCTGGTATAAGTAGCCATAATGGCCTCCTAAAAGTTAGCGGGTTAAGAGAAATTCCACAGCGGCATTGCGGCTGCCAGACTTCCTCAGATTGTCAAAAGCCTTACGCTTTCTCTCTGTTGCAGAGTTACCCACAGGCTTAGGTTGCCCACTCTTGACCATCTTTGGCGCTTTCCTGACCTTCTTCTTCGCAATCGGTTTTTGCTCTTGCAAAGCGTCAAACTTCAGTGCCTTGCGAACCATGTCCACAAGACGGCTATCCATCGCCAAAGTGTTGATAGTCTTGGTGGTGAACCCCTTAGAACTGACGTAATCCACGATTTGCTGCTTTTCGCGGGAAGCAACTTCTTGGTCACGCCACTCAGGGATCATCTCTAAAAGCTTTTTCTGCTCAACTTGGATGCGCTCTTGGTCTAAACGAGCCTGTTCCGCGTCCACCGCTTGAAGCTTCTGCAAACGCTGGTTTTCCAGAATTTGCTGCTTGTTGTACTCAAACGGGTCGTTTTCGTTAAGCTCAAGCCAATACTTGTCGTCCTTCTCAGGACTGGCTTGCTGCAAAAAGTCTTTCATTGCCTGTAGTGTGTCAGTGTATTCGACACGGGTTTGCTCAAAAGACGCTTGATCCGTTTCCAACGCTTTACGCGCCTCTGCGGCCTCTTGTAGTCTTTTGTCTGCGGTGCGGGTCTTCTGGTAAGACGCAACCAACTCATCCAGAGTGGCTTCGCCTTCATCACCATCAACCTTCACACTATAAACCTCGACTTCTTCAGTCTCAGGTTCTTCCTCTACTTCTTCAGCTTCAGTCTCAGCTTGGTCATCGACGGCTTCAACTTCCTCTGCTTCCGCTTCGGTCGCCTCTACTTCAGTTTCGGCATCTGGCTCTTGAACTTCATCGCTTGCCTGTTCAGGGGCGTTATCAATGTTCAAAAGCATATTTACAGCATCATGCTGCGAAAGACTGGATTCGCTAGGAGTACCAGACATAAAAATCTCCAAATTTTAAGGGTTATTTGTGCAAGCCGTCCAACTGCTGTGAGGCCATTTTTCCAGTCTGCACGGCACTCTCGAAGTGACCGCGAAACGACTGCAAAGCCTTCAGCAAATAATACGCTTGCTCCCGTTCATCGGTGTCTGACGCAGAGCTTTGCTCCCACGCACTGACATACGACTCGCGGATTTCGTCAAAAGCCTGTTCTACGATAGGGTCACGCAAAATGGCCGCAGCACGCTGGCCACGGTCACGCTCGGCTTCAAAATCTGTCATGCTCTAGGTAAATTGTCCGATACTGAACCGCCAAAGGCGAGCTTTTGCTGGCGAAGCTGCAACTCGCTCTCTAGCTCAAAGCGGCGCAACTCAAGCTCGGCTTGCATCTTCTCACGCTCTAGCTCTAGCTCAGCTTGCATCTTCTGCTTCTTCAACTCTAGCTCAGCTTGGAATTGCGCCATCTCAGCTTGTGCTGAACCGTCAACTTGCTGCTGCTGATCCTGTTGCGCCAAAGCCTGATCTATCTGTTCGCCAGATGAGAAAAACTGCTCGGTGTCCTTAAAGCCAGCCATCTCGGCGACCTTCTTGAGCGTGTTAATGTACTGCGATGGCTTCACAACAGGGTTAGACAACCCAAGCTGCTGCATGATTTGCTCCTGCTTGCCAAGGATTTGCCCCAGCATGGAAAGCTTTTCTTCTTCGCGGCCACTGCCCAGCCCAACGTCTACGGACAGGTCAAACTCATTGTCCCACGCACGCGGGTCAATGGCGACAAACTCATTGCGAATACGCACAACGCGCTCACTGTCCTGATGCTTCTGCAAAAGGCACAGCACGTTGTTCGCCAACTGGCGGCAACCTGTCTCAGCAAACACTCTGGCAATCATTTCGATTTTAAGCTGAGCGCCTTGGATAGTTGCATTAACAGCCGATGCGGTAGTGCTTTGAAGCGTGCTGGGGTCAAGCCCCATCGAAGCTTTAGAAAAACCCGTACGCTGATCACGAACCTGATCCACATACTCCAACATGTTAAACGCAGCGTTGCCAATCTGTGGTACGGCCAAAGGCTGCACCATGCCCGGCGCACGCATGCGGACAATGCCCCCAGGGCGCGACGAAAGTAGATCATCTAAATTTACCTGTCCTTCCACAGCGCCAACGCGGCTGTTGTTCGTGAGATACAAATTGTCTAGCAATTGCCGCATCACAGTGGACTTGATGATCTGCAAATCCTTCACCATTTCGGCAACAGAACGTCCAACCATGCGGTGCGGCATTAAGATCGGCGAAAGTATGGCAAATGGCACATGGTCAAACGGCTCGTTCTCAAGCACTTCATCGCCATCACCAAGCGAAACAACACGCCGAAGCTCAGGTATATTGTCGCCGTCAAAGTCTACCTTGATGTAAGCCTCAGTGACCAACACCTCGCGCATCGACGGGTCTTGCGTCTCATGGCCATCGCCAGCCTCAATGCCGCTAAAGCGCACCTGACGCTCAGCTTCATCGTCTAACTCGCTATCACCAGCATGGCGTATAACTGTGTCGTAGTCATACCCAAGCTCTACCAATTCGCCGACGCGCATCTGCGTTCTATGTGCAATAAATGAGCAATCTTCAATCGACGTTGCGCGACGGCTAAATATGAGTTCTTCGGGGGGTATATTGTCCAGCTTTACAGAGCCAGACTTGATGCGGCGCTTCACCTCGACGGCATAACGCATATCCATAGGCACATCGACGCCATCATCGCCAACCATGCCAAGCTCGGTAACTTCCTGCGAAACAAGCTCAACGGCGGGGTCAGACAGCAAGATGGTAAGCTCATCTTCGGTCAAACCCTCGTAAGTCTCAGTCTCAACGCGCTCGCTTTCCTGCCAGTAAGACTTCACAGCACCCTGCGCAAAAAGCAAAGCATCCTTAAACCAGTCGTGGATCACACGAAAGCCGGGGTTGCTGCGGTAAATCTCAAAGTTCACCAAGTCAGTCGCTTGCGCCGCAGCTTGCACATCCTCTGGCATACGCGGCTCAAAGCGGCAAAACTCATCGGTAGACGCAAACATCTTCATCAAGCTCGGCATGATGTATTCGATGGTGTCAGACACTTCGGTAGCGACAACCTGACTGCGGTTTTCCACCTCGTTGCCAAAAGGTTCGCCAAGGTAATACCGCAAAGTCTCAACACGCTCTGCCGAAAACTCGCTTTCGTGGTAATTCACAGCGCTCTGTATTTCGTTCTGCAAAATGCTGCGAAAGCGCAGTTCATCCATGTCAGCCATTAGAGCTATACCGACCTGTCCACGATCTTATACCGTTACGGCGGGGCTTTTTCCCGCTAGACCAACCGCCAGTGTCTTCCCAAAATCCAGTGCTTCGCGCACTTGCGCCTACACGGGCTGGGCGATCCGCAGCGCCATAGGTGGTTTGAATCTTGCTAGCGGGTTTAGCTAAGTTTGGCGTTTTAGGGCTGCTAGGGATGGACTTAGCGCCTCGCGTGGATGCAGACTTTTTGCGCAACCTGCGAAGATTAGCGGCGTTCTTCAATCTGGGCATAGGGGTCTCCTTTAGCTATCTGAGCTATACTTTCCTGTTTTCATGCTGGACTTCATGGCGCGGTAGCTGGGCTTGCCAGCTTGAGGTTTGCGCTTCTTAACCTTCGCCACAGGTTCGACTTTGCGACCGGGGTTAGGGTTTTTGTAAACTCGCATATACATCATTTCAGGTAATCCAGTTGCTATTGCCGTAGTCTAAGTCAGCGCGATACCCGTAGGCACTTGCACCACCAGCCGCACGCACGGCTTGCCCGGCAAAAGTTAAAACAAACGCATCGGCCAAGTCAGGCGAACGCAAGCCGCGCTTCTTCATCTCATCCTTACCTTCAGCCTTGAACTTGCCAGACGAAAGTATCTTAAAGCGTAAAGACGTAAGCTCATGCAGTAGTTCATCTTGGTCTGGCATCTGGCAATCACGCGCCTCAAACCATTCACGGCACTTAAACCAAAGCTCGTCCCGCAAACGCTGATAGCGCGTGCCCAAAGCTGGACTTTCGGCAACATTGACGCCTCGCGCTGGCAAACCAAGCTCCAACAAACGGTCAACCGCACCAGCGCCAACACCAATGCTGTCACAGCAAATCTCGCTAGGGCGATCCATAAAAGGCGTGGCCTCATATTCGGCAAGAATAAGACCGACAGTCTCCATCAGGTCTTTGCCCTGCCAACTCTTGATCGGCTCAAGTAAAACATTGCCCTGCCGCTTAGCTAAAGCTGTGCGGTCGCTGCCAAATCGCGCCAAGTCTAAGCCCCAGATCGGCGCAATCGTCATAGGGTCAACGTCACGCCCGACCGCAGCATCAACCAAGTGCTTGCTGATAAGGCTGTCATCATTTTGCTTGGCAAATTCGCCAAGGACACGCACGCCAAAAATTGAACTATCTTCGCCATACTGGTGCTTCATGTCTTCGATGAAGTCCTCGCTAACATAGTCAGCGTCTTTGCAACTCACGGTCATCTTGTGCCAGCGATGGGCGTTCTTGTGGAAAGCCTCGTAGAAATACCCGTTGCTGCGCGTGGGGTTGCCCACCATGAGTATCTTAGAGCCAGCCGTGGATAACGCACCCTGCGCAACCTCGAAGACAATATCGTCAACGCCAGAACATTCATCGATGACAAACAAAAGCCTCTCGTGGTGGAATCCTTGCAAACTTTCTGGGCGATCACGGCTTGAAACTCTAGCGTGCGCCGAGCTATCCACGCCTTTAACAACAATCTTCTCAGAGGTTATCTCAAGCTGGCTCTGCAAGCCTTTCGGCATCTTGCGTGCCCACTTTTGTATCTCAGCCCATAAAACTTGGCTTAACTGATTGGCGCTGTTCGCCGTGCAAACTATGCGGCAAGGGCGCGTAATCAAGTACCACAATATAACCCAGCTAAGCAGCGCAGACTTGCCAACGCCGTGGCCAGACTTGCACGCAACTCGTGGGCCATCTCGCACGGCTTCAAGCGCCTCTTTCTGCCAAGCTTGTGGCTCAGCGCCAAGCACAGACTTAACGAACAGCACAGGGTCGCCGTGAAGCTGCAACAAGGTGTCGGCTAGGGTCGGCGATTGTTTGGGTTTGGGCATATGGATGTTTTGCAAAAAGAAAGACCCCACGGGGGGGTCTAGTTGGGGAGAGGAGTAAGTAAATGAAAGATGAGCCAGCGGAGAGGGGGGTGGGAGTGGGAGAAACCCAAGGGACACTAGCTCATCTTAAAAGGAATATATTCGTATGCGGGGAGCATGTCAATAGGTAGGGATAGGTAAGGGGGGGGTAAGGGGGAGATGTGGGTATATATACATATATAGCCGCCCCGCCAGATCGCGTGACGGGGGGGGTCTGGCCGATTTTTGCAAAAAATTCCGCTTGGATCGGCTCATGCCCGGCTGATTGCGCTATTTTTTGGAAGCTTTTCCCGTAAGATCAGCGCTTTGCTCTGGGTTTTCTGGTGTAATATCAATGATTTGCGCATCATCGGATGCCTCTTGCAAAGGGGCATGCCTAAGAATTGCGTTCTGTTCGGCGATCCGCGCGGCAACATCGCCAAGCGCTTGTGCAAATTCGCTGGCATCTCCTGTCAGGTTTACATCTTTCGGCAACATAAAGCTAAGCTTATTCAACGTAGTAGCAGGATCGCGCTCTATTTGGTCGGCCAAAAGCCTATCAAGTGGCCTGTCTTTTTTGTCCAAAAGATGCAGCGCACTATAAAGCTCTTTTCTGAGCCGTTGAACGACCTGTTGACCAGCACCGCGCGGCATTGGCGCGGTTTCTGTTTTCTTTGTAATGTTAGCCATTTGAAATCTTTGCGCTTTATTCCTGACATTACAAAAGTATTCTTGAAAGGAAAATAAATCAACATTTTTGCGAAAATTTCTGTCTTTACTCCTAAAATAGTTGTTGCATTATTCATTTATGAAGCGGTAGAATAGTAATATAATTAAGACAACAACTAAAAAGGAGTGAGAGAATGACATACGCCAGCAAGTTCCAAAATGAACCGCTTTTTTGGGTATATTTCAGAGGTACAACAAGCGGCGCTTATATAAGAGCGGCCAATCACAATAGCGCAAAATGGATTTTTGCAAGAGGGCAAGGCTTAAGCTCAATTACTTGGATAGTTTCCACAAAAGATCACACGCAAGCCGATCAAGTTATTAACCGCACCCACGCTTGACGCATCGCTTGGCAGCGCTTCCCGGCGCTGCATTGCCATGCGCCATGCATGAACAAACAAAAACAGGAGTGAGACAATGCAGAATAACCGTAAGCTAAAAGGACAACTGGCCGCGCCTAAAGAATTATTTGGCGATTTTTCCCGCTATGCCATTGCGCCAGTTCATACGCGCTTTGATGCGGTTCAATGGTTCGTCTGGGACGCTGAGCATCCCGATTGCACAGAAAATCAGCGCACAGTTGTTATTCGCCAAGAAGACACAAAAGCGCAAGCAATGGCTGGCCTGATCGGCTCCTGACGCATCGCTTGGCAGCGCTTCACGGCGCTGCATTGCCATGCGCCAAGCATGATTGAAAAACAGGAGTGAGAGAGATGAAAATTTATGCAGCTTGTTTAGCATCATATAACAACGGCATTTTGTATGGCCAGTGGATCGACGTTGCAGGTGCAATGGTTGACGAAATCCGCGACAGCATCAAGCTAATGCTGGAAAAATCACCTATTCCCGGTGCTGAAGAATACGCCATTCACGACTACGACAACATGCCAAACCTAGGCGAATATTGCGGCTTAGAATATATCAGCATTTACTCGCAGCTTGTAGAAAGAGCTAAAGAAGACGGATACAAGCCCGAAGAAGTGCGCGCGGTTGTAGATCATTTTTGCGGCAGTGTTGACGATGCAGAGGCAGCGCTAGAAAACGCTTACGGCGTCTGGGATCGTTTCCAAGATTACGCTGACGACCGGGCCAGTGAAATCCTAGCTTGTGAAAGCCAAGACGGCTTTGCGGCCCGTTATTTTGACTATGAAGCTTACGCACGCGATCTACTAGCAAATGAATTTATGGCAATCGACGTGCCGCGCGGCGTTCTAGTGATTGCGAACTGGTAGCATGACCCGCCGCGACCTTATCACCATAGCCAAGCAAACACGTGCAGCCGATTGGCTGGGCGGCTTGGCTCTACTTGTCGGGCTTTGTGCCGGGCTAATTTTAACGGGAGTTTGAGAGATGCAAACCATTGACCTGACGCCAAACTGGCAAACAACCGCGACCATCCTTGGCCTTTGCTTAAGAGATGGCGAAACCGAAGCCGCCAAGCAAGAAGCTTTTGCTGAGCTTGTCAGAATGGGCGAGCTTTTGGATCAACTGATTGAGGAAAGGGAAGCAGATGGCCGCAGCTCCTAAATGGAAATTTTACCTAGAGGGTCAATATCTCGCCGCGTGCAAAAATATTGATGACGCCTTGGCGCTTTGCGACAAGCACGGCGAAGGTAGCCAGATAAAGCTGGCGCATGGCGCGACTGTGTGGACAGAGGGCAAGGAAAAGTTTGGCGGCATAGAATATGATCTAGCGATTGACCTAATTTATGAACGCCTAAACGCGCAGCGCATTGAGGGGCAGAAATGACCCCCCTAGCCCAACTTCAAGCCCAATCTGAGCAAGTCTATCTGGCGGCTCGCATGGGCTTAATCACCGAAGAACAAAAGCGACACCGCCTAGCGATACTTGCGAATGGCATTTTCGCGGCGGTTACGCATCAAGCTAAGCCCTAGCCCCTAGCCATCCCGAAGTGATCCCCAAGCGCATCCAAGGCCAGCCTAAGCGCGACGATGCCGCCCTTCGGGTCATGCCCTTCCTTTTCGCCCCAATCCCGCGCCGTCATGCCCTCTATGGCCACCCATTGCGCCACGCTTGACAGGTCGCGCCCTATGTCGCGCAGTGCGGCCATGTAGCTAGAAAAAGCTTCACCCACAGTTTCGCCGCCCTTGCCCCCATCAACGCGCACGGCCTCGTAGTCTATCGTTCGCTGCGATCTGCCAGCCATGAACCACAACCGATATAGCTCTAGCCCGGCCTCATATTGCCGCCGACTGATTTGCTCGCGCTGAAAATATCTGTCCAGCATAGTTTGATTAACAATCCGCACGCGCTTAGCGCTGCCTAGCTGCTTACTGGTGCGCTCATACATCACGCCGTCATTCCCGGCCTTACCTAGCCGTTCTGGCGTCCCGTAGTCTGACAAATCGCTTAACTGGTTAAGCCGTTTTTTAGGCCGTTTCATGGGGCTTTCCTCGCTGCCTAGTATGTCCCCACCCGATCACCCCTTAACCCCCCTCATGGGAGCCTATAGCGCCTGCTATGGCCATGTATCCGATAGCATCCACCAAGCTATCTTCCTTCCATCCGCGATCCAGCCGCGCAAGCTTCAGTTCAACCAAAATTCGCGCCGCCTGATACGCTGTGATTTCCTGCCCGATCACCAAGCTGATCCGCTGTGCAATGCGTTCGTGAAGCTGCCGAAAGTCTCCATATTGCCCGCCGCGCTCTGCAAGTATTTCCTGCGAAACGCCAAGGTAATGATCCACCGCTTTCATTGCACCACCTCATACAGCCAAGTCTTGTTTCGCTTAAGGGTGCGCGGCGTCTGGCTCGACTTTCTGATGCGCCCGGTCAGGCTTAGCGCGTGCAGATTGTTCGCCACCTTGTGAATCGACATGTCGAGCTTGATCGCTAAGTCTTCGGCGGTTGCCGCGCCTGTCATTCGCAAGGCGGTCATCACGGCAACGCCTGACATTGTCATTCGGCGGTCTTTGGTTTCCTGATCGCATGGCAGCGTTGGCCGTCTGCCCAGCCTGACTTGCTCGCGTTCATATTCCAGCATCCCCGCCGCCGTTACGTCTTCGCCAGCCGCTTGCCATCTTGCCCAACTAATCATTTTGCATTTTCCTTTTGCAGTTCAAATTTACGTTCGATGATTCGCTCGCGCTGGCGTTCGCTCCACCGAAGCAGTTGCGGCGCGTTCAAAATTTTTCTCCGATTGGCAAGCCCAGACAATTCCTCGTAATCCGTGATATCGGCAAGTGCAGAAGCAAATTGTTTTTCTGTTAATTCTGCGTAATCAAGAAACCGCTCTGGACAGTCACTCGCCAAAGACATGACATCCACATTCTTAGGAATGTGGATGATGTCTTTCTGGCTTGCTGAAAGTGACCCCTGATGTCTTTGGCATGTCTTTGGCATGTCTTTGGCTTTACCTAAGTCATTGTTTTTATTGTATTTGCCGTGGACACTCATGTCTTCACCATGTCTTTGCCATGTCTTTCATCCGTGGACATCCCGAAGACATCATGTCTTTGGCGTGTCTTTGACCTATTTTCGCCGACCTCACACATGCCTGATAATTCCCCCCGAATAGCTGATGATATTCTGGTCGATCAGGCGCTTAATATCGCGGTCAGCTTGGCGCTGGCTTTTGTCTAATTCGAGCGCTACGGCTTCCCTCAAGTCTTTCCTTTGAACCTCGCCGAAGTCGTCCATTCGCTTGATCTGATCCAAGACTACGCCCTTGACGTACTCAGGGTCTTTCTTGTCCAGTGGTTTGTCTTCGGTGTATTCCAGCACCAGCGAGTTAGTCTCCTCGCCAGACGGGGTGACAAGCGGCACGCTCACCTTTAGGAACGTCATTGGCTCTGGTTCTTCTGCGTCTTTCATTTTGGTCGGCGTGAGGATGATCTTAGTGTCCCCCCAGCCTTCCACTCTGTATTCGCAATCCATTCTGCCGCGCAGTCTGGTGCTGCCTCTTGCCCTTTCGGTATGCTGATGCCCAACGTGCTGCACGATCATCACTGTGGCGTTAAATTCTTCGCGCAGCTTGTCGCACACATTGAGGTACAGCGAGATGTCTTCGCCTGACGAATCATCCCCCATAATCGTCCTGTCCAGCGTGTCCAAAACGATCAGCTTGGGCTGACCTATTTCCTTCGCCATTTCGCGCAATTCATCAAGCAGGGGTTCACCCTTATCTTCATCATTCAGCAGAATGGTTGAATTGCTTTTGAAGAACGGCACGCCATCCAGATCGACATCTTTTGCCGTCTTCCAAGCTGCCACACGCCTTGCATATCCTGCATGCCCTTCGCCAGCCACGAAGATGACCGGGCCGCTTGCCACGGCTCTACCGTGATAGTCTTGCCCTGTGGCCACACACAGCGCTATATCAAGCGTAACAAACGTCTTGCCGCTTCCAGACTTGCCGAACAGCATGCTCAGCGCGTCTTCTTCGATCATACCGTCAACCAACCATTTCGGCGTTGTCATTTGCAACTGGTCAACTCTGGTAAACAACCCCGCCTCACGCTTAGCGCCTTGCAGGGCATGCTTAACTGCGTTTGCCCCTAGCGTAACGAACACGTCATTCCAATCGGCGTCCTTTTGCGCTGGCGCGGCCCATCTTTGACCGCTTGCCTTTGCTGCCTTTATGCCGGGTTCGTCGTTATCGGCGGCGACCACAAGTTCGACCTCTGGAAAGGCTTCGCTGAGCGCCTCGCAAACCTTTGGCAAGTTCCCAGCATCCAGCGCGAACACTGCATTGCCTTGCATGGCCATCGCGCAGCTTGCAGCCGTGGCCCAACCCTCTGCGACAAACACCTTGCCCGACCCCAGCTTGCCGCACACGCCAAACGCGCCATCCTTTGCTAAGCCCTTGCTAAACCGCTTCTGCCCATCCGGGCTTATCCGTTGCTCACCGACCCGTTCACGCTGTGCGTTAAACAACGGTATAACTACTGTATCGCCGTCCAGCTTAGCCCCAAGCAAGGCAACACCTTTGCGCTCATGGTAAAGCTTTGGCGCGTCACCAAAGTCATCTTGATTGTTAGGCACTTCTTTTTGCAGTATCGGCACAACGTTGTCGGCTGGCCGCAGCACAGGCCACACGCCATCGTGCCGCATTTCGTCGGCCATTTCGCCGATAGTGCAGCCTTGGCGGCAGTGCGCTTTGACCAGCCCTTGATATTCTTTTATCCAGAACCGATCTGTGCCGCCGCAGCTTGGGCAAGAGCCATGCCACTCGCCCTTACTGCTTTGCTTTAGATTATACTTGGTGATGATCTTATCTGACCATTCTGACCACCAAGTTTGCTCGAAGTCAGGCATCTTGCCCCCACCCTAAAACGGTATCTCGTCATTGAAATCGTCGCTCGCCTTGCTTTCGGTTGACGGCAGACCAAACGGGTCTTCGCTGTCGCCGAATGGGTCAGCTTCCTCGCGTTCCTTAAGCTCTATCCATTTCACCTTTTCGGGGCGCAGCGTAACGCCTGACTTGCCGCCAAACTTCCACGGCCTGATGCCGACCATGACGTGTATCTTGCTGCCAGTCGTAAGCTGAAAATCGTCGGCGCAAAGTTGACCATCTTTGTCAAACTGCTTTGGCTTGCTTTTGGCCTCGCCGTAAGTCTTTTTGTTCATCTTTATTATCCAGCAACCGCTTTCGTCTTGCTTGAACAAATCGCCTAGCCCGGTTGGCTTCCAAGCTGGCCAATCTTTGTCGGACTTGCCGTTAAACGCTTCGGTCATCTTCTTGGCGAGTTCCTTAGCTTGCGCTTCGGTCACGATCACGTTTAGCTCATACTTGCCGTCTGGGTCAGTCGCTTCGGTCGGCATGCTTCGGTTTTGCGCTGCGTCAAACTTGTAAGCCCGATCTAGGCGTGGCCATAAGGCCTCTACGTTCATCAAATTGTGGTTCATTTTCTTTCTCCTTTTATGCCCAAGGGGGCAGTTCATCGACGACGAATACTGGCGGCCAACCAGTGTCGTAGCTTTGGGTTTCTTCGGCCTGTTTAATTTCCTGCAAGACGCGCTCGACGATTTCCAAATCGTGCTGCATCAGGTTTTCGCCGACCTCTACAATCGACGTTGCATACGGCGGCTCTTTCTCAACATTGGCGAACAAGAAGCGCTCAGCTTTTAGCCCGGCAAGTTGTAATGTTCTGACGTACCAAGCCGCTTGTAAGCTGTACCCTAGCTGCGCCATCTGCCGCGTAAACTGGTACGGCTCTGCGCTCTGCGTGGTCTTGATGTCTACGATTAAGCCCTTGCTTTCTATGTACAGATCAGGGCGCGCCTTCATGCGCAGCTTGGTGTCGGGATGCTGAGCAAAGACAGACGCCTCACAGATGCGCTCTTTGTGTGACAACAGCTTGTGGATATGCGGATTGCCGTGCAGAGCGTTCACCATCAGCTCAACTTTTGCGAAGTCGCCACTGGTCAGCGCCACGGTTTCCAGCAGTTCAGCTTCCGCTTTGGCGTCAGCCCATGCGTGACCTCGGCGCGATTCCGGCCCTTCGACTGGTAAAACACCTTCCAGCGCCCAGCCATGCACGGCTGTGCCTATGTCGAAGGCGATGCTATTGCGAAACGGTCTGTCAGCCGTTGCGTGCGCTGGGGTAGACTTGTGCCAAGCCTTTGCGAAGCTACTGCTATAGCCTTCGCTAGCGTGATAGTCGGCGTTGCTTATGTCGTCATGTATTCCGAAGGGGTAGGTCATGTGCTTTGCTCCAATCCTTCGTCTATTTTTTTGCGCATCTTTTCGGCAGCGGCGCGGATTTTCAGCAAGCTTTTCTCAGCAATACCGTGGTAGCTGAGCAATTCGTCATCGGACGCAAAGTCTAAGTCAGCAAGTGTTCTTACGCCGTATAAAAACAGGCTTTTCTTCACGCGCTGCGGTACGTCTAAGTATTCGACTATGCTATTGCTGAGATATGTTTTCAGTGGTGCGCTCATGGCTTTACCGCCCTGTCCAGCGCATCGCACAGCGCCATGATTTCCTCGGCACGTTGCTGAAGCATCTGGTCTTTCGGATCGCGCTTGGCGTCCATGCGCAAAATGTCTGCCTTACGTCTGATCGACGTGATGTACTTATCCGCTTCACTCATTACTAAACTCCTTCGGCCTTACTTTTGGTCTGATTGACTTGCTTGCTATTTCGCTGACCACGCATTGCGTCATCGTGCCGGGAAAGCTTGCGTCCAGCGTTTCGTGAAATGTGTCCATCGCTGCGCAGCATGCGGCTTGGCTTGGGAACAGCACCTTGCTTTGCAGGGGTTCACCATTCGCCGAATAGGTCAGCACCATGACCGTGAACCACTCAATCACCAGCGTCATCCTCTTGGATATACCCACGCCCATCACAGTCTTCGCACTGCACGTCCTCACCGCATGGCTCAAGGCCACGCCCGAAGCTGCGCCATGTGATGTCCTCGACAACGCCGTAGCCTTCACAGGTTTTGCAGGGGTGGTTGGTCATAAGAGAGACTCCTGCGTTGGCTTGGGGTCGCTCTGAACAAATAAGTCAGGCTGGCGCGTGGCTTCTTCGACACGCTTGCAAGCTATCTCAAAGTAATCGGGGTCTAACTCTATGCCTGTGCCTTGGCGTCCTAGCTTCTGACATGCGACAAGCGTTGTGCCACTGCCCATGAATGGGTCTAGGATTGTTTGGTTTTCTAGTGTCGCCCTAGTGACGAGCCAGTTCATCACCTCTATTGGCTTTGGGCAAGGGTGGCCGCAAGCTTCTGCTGCCTTAGTCTGCGTTAAGTGCTTTGGCTGGATAGTCAGCCCAACTCTTGGGTCTTTGCCATAGAACAAAACTGGTTGGCTTGTAACTCTACCCCATTTACTCAAACCCGTGGCCGCAGGTTGAAATATTATCCCTAAATCATCGGGTTCTGGGTACAGAAAGAGGTTATTGCTACCCGTAGTTATAGCCCCAACACTTGCTTTTTGCATTGCGGCCTCAACCGCTGGGGCGCAAGTTTCTTCGATGTACTGCCGTGTGTCGGGGAAGGCCGCACTGTACTTTGTTTTCTTTGAGGCTTTGCCTAACGTGCCAGAACCCCCTGCAACCCCATACGGCGGGTCAGTAACCACAGCGTCAAAAGTGCCAAGCAGGGGCATAACCTCTAAGCAGTCACCTAATATTAGGCGCTGGCCACCTATGCGCTCCTCTTTCACGATAGCCATCAGCCAGCCCTCGCTGCGAGTATTTCACGCGCCAAGTAAGCAAAGCCGTCTGTGTCAGTGGTAAGCAAAACGTCATCGTCGTGGTCGAGCGTGCCGCCAAGCGCGAAGCTGACCGTGTTGGCCTTCATCACCACGCGCCACTCATAGCGGTCATACTTATAGAACAGCACAGGGATCAGCCCATGCGCGGCTGAAGCCTTTTCGACTTGCTGCCACCAAGCCGGGCGATGCGTGACCGACAAGCCGCTGTACGATTTGACTTCACAGCAAAACGGCCAGTCAGCGCCATCGTCGGCGAGTATCAGATCACCACGATCAGCTTGGCGGTATTGTTCGACATCGCGTTTAAGCTTAATGCCAAGCAATTCTTCGATCAGCTTTATGACCGCGTATTCGCCGCGCGTGCCTTTATCGCGTGAATTAACCATCGACTAAGACCGTAGATATGCTGTCAGACAGTTTAGCCCATTCGTGAACCTTAACTTCTTTACCCGTCAGCTTTTCAATTTGAATGGCTGTGATAACTGAAGGAGAGGTTTCCCCGACTAAATAGCGGTGCAGCGTGGGTTGAGACACGCCTATCCGCTTCGCAAAAGCTGTCTGACTGACATCCTTTACGATCAAATACTCATAGAGTTGCATTGATCTTGCCTGTTTTTAGTTGTTCGCCCTTCATATTCGAATAAAATAGTTACGTCAAGATTAAAATAACTAAAAACAACTAAGCGAATACTGCCAGTTATAATTTAGTTGACTTATTCATTTTTGAAGGGTAGGAAGGGGTAAATGGGAGAGAGACATGCCAGATAGCAGCAAGGTAATGGGTAAATGGGGCAGAGCTTACTTGCCGACTTGGCTGATAGCTTTGCGCTACTCAAGCTTAACATCATGGAAGATAATCGTGTCAAACATGATCCCCGTGACGCATCATGGAAAATCTCGCCTAAAGAAAAAACAATCGGAAAACAAACGCTCTTGGAAATCTTCTGTTGGCGGCTGCTTTCGTTGCGCAAGCGAATGGGAAGACCCGCCCCAAGGCCCACCCGCTGATTACCCCAGCACAGAACAGTTGGGCGGCGCTTATAGCTTTTCTTGGATCATTGTTAAAAGGCTAGACAAGCAGATCAAGAATGATAGACCGCCCGTTGATAGAATTATACAGAATCCAGACTGCGGCTACAGTTACTATACAAAGGCTGAGCCAGATTGCGGATTTTCGGGAGACAAGGGTAAACCACAATGCACACACGCATTAAACCAAGAAGACAAAAATTAGGATTAACTCAGGAAGAAGCAGCAAGGGAAGCTCGGATAAGCCAGAGCCAGTATAGCAAAATTGAAAGAGGCGAAGTTACGCGCCCGTCCTACAAAAAGCTCATACGAATAGCAGAAGCTTTAGGGTGTACGGTCGAAGACATTACCGATGACGTTGAGCCAGAAGTCAAAACTGCTTTTCAAGCTTTTGTAAGTCCAAGCGCGGTGTTCATTCCGCTTTACTCAGAAAAGCAACCGATGAACAAAGAATTTAACCACGGGGATGGCTTTATCATCAGGCCAAACGCTGCCACCCAGCAGCAAATCAGGAAGCCCAGCTTCTTGGAATACAGTCAGACGGCGTATGCCATCACGACTTACAGCGAAACCATGTCGCCGCGCTATAAGCCCGGTGATGTGCTATTCGTCGATCCCAAGCTGATACCACAGCCCGGCGACGATGTAGTGCTATTGTTTCAGATAGAAGACCGCTTGGTAGGCATGGTGCGAGAGTGCGCCGCGCCTGACCCAAACGGAACGATCACAGTACTTGACCTCAAGTCAGGCAAAAAGATCAACTTTATGACAAGCGACTTGTACGCGGTGCATGTCATTGTCGGTTCACAAAGGCATAGGGGCTAAACAGCCCCTAACCAACCTCAACCACATGGTCATCTGTCAGCACATCGGCTTGCTCTACCTCGCGGTAGTGCTTGTCGGTGACTTCGCTGCCGATCACATGCCCAGCCAAGCGCTGCACATGGTCTTTCATCACGTTGCGGTTCAGCAAGTGGTTGATGTAAAACCGCCGCAATCCATGCCAACCAAAGCTCTGCACGCCAGCCTTTTCTTGCGCCGGGTATAGCACCAGCTTGAGCGCGTCTGCGCTTGTGTAAAGCCGCCCGTTGCTATTGGTGAACAGAAAGTCATCCTCTCGGCAAAACCCGCGCCCCAGCCGTAGCTCAGCCAGATCAGCCTTAAGCCGATCACTGAGCCGCACAGAGCGTGCGCTTTGGTCGGTCTTGGTGGGCAGCACTTCCTTATCAACGGCTGAGCTTTTCACGCTCACCAGCCCACGCTTAACATCGCCCCACGTTAGGGCCAGCACTTCGCCAGCCCTGATGCCGCACTCAGCGGCGAGCCTCACCATCACACGATGCTCAAGATCGTCGCACGCCAAGATCGTCTTATGCACATCTTCCATGCTAGGCGTGTGCTTGGGTAAGCCTTCCTGACGGCTAAGCTTGTCGATGTCCTCACGCTGCGGCGGGGGCGAGTCTATGTGTCCCTCAAGGTAGAGCCACTTTAACATGCGGAATATCAACTGGATGACAGGCTTCACCGTTTGGGTACGCATCCTGCCCTTCAGCTTGTGTTGCAGTCTGTTGATGTCCCTAGCGTTAATCTCGTTAGCATTTAGCTCGCCAATGCGCGGCAAGATGTGCTGCTCTAGCTGCGCCTTAAGCTGGCTGCATCGCTTGGGTCTGATTTTGGTTTCGCCGTTGTCCAGCCCCAAGCGGAAGTTTCGCACTTGGCGGTCTAGCTCGGCAATGTAAAGCGGTGCTTTATCGCTTAGGCTCATGCCGCGCTTAGCTGGTGTAGCTTCGCCGCGCTGGATGGCTTTGAGCCTTTCCTTGGCGAAGTCGATGGGGGCTGCGCCTTTCGGCACAACCCTTTGCACTTCTTTTTTCGTCACGGGGTCAACGTACCTCACCCGCAGCACTCCCTTGTTCTCCGATAGGCTCACACCGCCAGACTTCCAAATAGTTGGCATCTTCCTCTCCTTTAGTTTCTTCTGAAGTTTCGCCGGGGGTGTAGAGGCAATTTGGGTCAACGCTTAGATATTCGGCCATTCTTATAACTCTTTCATAAGTTAAACCTTTTACCGCCCCTGTTTCATACTTAGAGAAAAGCGATTGCGCGATCCTCAAGTCCCTAGCCATAATTAATTGCGATACGCCTCTTGCCTCTCTTATGCTTCGAAGCTTCTTGCCGCAAAAGACCCTCTCAGCCTCCTTCCAAGAGTCACCGCGCCCCGCTGGCATTTTGTTGGCGACGAAAATGTTGGCATCGTATATCCCCTCTATTAACTCACTCTCAAAATTTCGCTTGGCCGCAAAAAACGCATCCTGCACTGCGTTGTAATGCTCATCGCCCATTAGAAATTCGTAACGGCTCACCTCTTGGAACACGCGGCGAATTTCGGTTAGGTCTTCAAGGCTGCTCTGCCCTTTTTCTGTCAATTTAAGCATTGTATTAGTATTCCCGTTCTATTCATTTATAGTTGTGAAGGAATGTTTTAGTCAAGTTCTTACGGATTTCTTCCAAAAGAAAACCCTTATAAAACACCCAATTTAAGGAAACCCCACACCGCTTAAAGTCTCCCAACTCATTGTAATCAAATGTATTTTAAGAGGTGTCCCGTTTATTCTGCCCTAGTAAAACGTGTTCTCCTAAGGGGCAGGTTACAGGTTCGAATCCTGTCGGGATCGCCAAAAACACAATGAATACAACGTCTTGTAACATTGGCATTTCGAATATGTCAAGAATATTTTCGGAAGACTTTTGCGATCTTCCATTTAGCCCTTCGATTCTGGAAGATTATACGCGGCCAGCACTTCGTTACCTGTCGTAATCATATTGTGCAGCGTGAATTTCTTTTTGTTAATGTTGATCCTGCTTTTGTCGCCAACAAAATTCGAAGGCTTTAGCAGCATCAGGTCATCCCCAAGCGCCACAAAGGCGTACACATCTGCGCCGCGCCGCGTGCCTGTGTAATACTCGTATCGGTTTCTGCCGCGCAAGTTCGCCGACTTGACTTGCACCCGGATGACCGTGCCGTTGTCGTTCCGACACCAAAGGTCATCTTCAGTGGTTCTCACATGGTGAACCTCAAGGCCAAAATGCTTTTCCAAAAGAAACGCACAGAGGAACTCCCCTGCGCGGCCAGCGTCCATCAGTTTATCTCGTGCAGCCTAACCTCGCCGACCAATGCGCTCGTACACTCAATGCTCCACTCGTAGGCCATCACAAAGTCTCGCATTTCTTCTTGGGTTGCCCAGCGGTCAACAGGGATACCACGATGCGCTCTGTTTACAATCTTGTCGGCGACTGCAAGCACATCGGCTAGCTGTTCTTCTGTGTAAATTCTACGCATAGCACTACTTCAGCAACTCAAAATGTGGGGCGTCTATGAAGCGGGGGCGCTTCTGCGATTTGCGCAAGTTAATATAGTTGTCCATCGCTTCCTCGGCAGAGCTATCCCAATCGGTAAGCGTCACGTTCCAAGCTGCGCCCCAGCGTATCGGGTGGCCTGTCTTTTTGCTGGCCTCTTTCATGGCGTCTGCAATGGCGAAGTAAAGCTGAAGCTCCCAGCGATCCCCGTTGCCGGGCAGATACGCCATAAGGTCAACAGCTAAGCCGTCTAGGTGCTTGGACTTCCTGGTCTGGCTTGCACCGCGTGCGACAAGTTCTTCTTGCTCTTTCTTCGTGCGCAGCCCACAGATGACACTAAAGTCCTGCTTGGTAACCTTGATGGCTTCCTTCACGATTTCGACCATGCGCTTGTCAACGCCCTTGAGCTTGGCATTGCTGCCTTTGCCTAATTTGTACACTTTCTTTTCCTTCTTGAACGATACTTTATTAACTGCGAACGCCATTTTTCTTTCCTTTGCCGATCAGCGTCATAAACATTTCACCGCACCAAATTCCGATTGCTGTAGGGGTCGGCAGAAGCCAGCCAAGGATCAGCAAGAGCATTACCCAGATGGGGATGTTCTGATTGCTGATGTTCACCTTCTCGACTGACTCAGCCTCGACCTCTTTGATGATTTCCGTTTGGATAATGTCGCGCCCAGCGCTGGTTTCGTTTTGCTGACCAACTGCTTGCTGCGTGGCTTCTTTGGCGACCTGCGTGCCAATGGGCGTGACGTTGACGCCAGAGCCGCCGCCAGAAAGTAAGTTGAGGGGTGTGCAGCCAGCGAGAACCAAGCACAACAGCGCTATACGGATCACTTGGCCTCTTTGTTCATCCAGATCGCAAACGATGCGGAGAGCATCGCCGTAACGATGCTAACGAAACCTGATTGCTGAATACTTGGGTCGGGCAGGGTCATAAACCACAGGCAAACCTTCCAAGTGAGAAAAATTTGACATAAGAAAGCCAAGCGCGGGAGTACGCGCCATTCGTCTAAAACAGTTGCCATTAGATTTTACCTTGTTGAGCCAAAAGTATGATTGCGGCAAAGCCCAAGGTCATCGCTAGGATCGCCGTGATGCTGCCGTATATGATGAGGTTTTCGAGTTTCTTCTGCCGTGCTTTGGCCGCTTTCTCAGCCGCCGCTTTGCGCTGCTTGCGTGTCTCGGCACGCATCTTGAGAAGCTCCTGCCAAGCTGAATAGCCGCGTGCATGTATGACAACGGCGCGAAGCTCGTTCTCCATATCCTCGGCTTTCTTCTTGGCGACAAAGCTGTCTAGGGCTTCCTCATTCGCCGAAAAGCTAGAGTTTTTCTTTTTGTTGTGGGCGTTCTTGCATTGGTCAATGCTGTCGAAAAGAGAGCCAATCTCTTTGCCAAGGCTAGCAATCTCTTTCCCTGCCGACACACCAGCCTTGATAGCTGAAAACGCAGCCATCCCTGCTGTAATCGGATCCATGTGGCTTACCTCTCAAGCATCCTGTCAAGCTTGGCGTCAAGCGCGTCCAACCTTAAAATTAGGCGGTCTGTGTCAGTGTTGGCCTCGGTTTTGGTAAGGTATTCCTTAGCCATTTCTTCGCGTGTCTTGTTGAGGAGAATGTTAATACGATGAACTTCCATGTGAGCATTTCGCAGCACATAGCCGATCAAAGCCACACCAGCGGTTAAGCCAGTTGACCAAAGCATGTCAGGGGTCATGCTTTTACGTCTTCATTATGTAAGCCAGAGCCATGTAGGCGGGGCGATTGTCTACCGCAGTGCCAGAGCCAGTTGCGCCTGTTGTTCCAGAAACCGTATGCGCGTGTGCGCCAGCGCTAGCTATAGATATGCCTGTTGTCGCGCTATTGGTTGTCGCGTTTGAGCCAGTGCCGTCCCAACCGTCACCGCCGCCACCACTGTCGCCTTGGTTAATGGTGTGACTATGGCCGGGGTCTGTGACGCTGTGCGTATGCGCTCCCGCTGAACTTGTGGTTGCGCTGAAGCTGTGCGTGTGGCTTGGCAGGTTAGCACTTGCGATGGTCAGGCTGTTTGTGCCGCCTGTGCTTAGCTCATTGCTAGCGCCAGCGCCCATGATGAACTTGTCTGTCAGGTTTGGCGTACTGTTTGAGCCATCGCAAAGAACCCAGCCAGTAGGGATCGCTGATGTCTGACCCGACCACATGACGATCACACCCGCTGGCACAAGCGATGTCTGGCCGTCTAGCAGGTTTAGCTCAGCCGCCGAAGCTGTAACCGCTGTGCCGCCTAGCGTTAGGTTTGTCACCGATGCGTTTGTAATGGTTGCGCCTGTCATAACCGGGCTGGTCATGGGGTCTGTGCCGACTTCCATCTTCTTCAGCATAGCGGCCATTTCGCGTAACGAATTGTTGATCCCGCTGGGTGCGCAATTCTCGGCGATGTCGATTGAGTTGATGTCTGTGTTGCTGGCGGCGGTCGCGCTGAACTCGCTTATCTTTGTGCGTGGCATTATTCAGTTTCCTTTTCTTTGGCTATATCCGCGCCAGCTAGCCGCAGTAGGGTTGCCGCTTCAGAGCTTAAAGCAGTGCCGTCCTGTGCAAGACGCTGTAATTTCGTTAGATCGCTTTTTGCCGCTGCGTTCACGGCTTTTAGGAAAGTCTCATTGGTGAGCGCTCTAGCCGACAGATAAACACCGCCCGATGCGATACCTGTTGTGATGGCGTCAGCGATAGTGCCAGCAGTAAGCGTAGCTGTTGTGATAATCGTGCCAGTGTTGGAAAAGTTTCGCTCACCGCCAGCGCCTTTAAAGCGAGCAACCGTTGTGGCTAGATCATCCAACTCACGCCGTACAGATTGCGGCACGTTACCGCTTGTCAGAACAGTCTTCGCCGGGTTGCTCATTTTGTTCCAGTTGGTCAGAAAGCTCGACGCTGAAAACGCTGTTGTGCCTTCCGCGCCAGCACGACCTGCTGATGTGTCACCCAGCTTTTTAAGGATGGTAGAGGAAACCGTAGACCATTCTTCTTTCGGCAAACTTTTCTTTAGCTGCGTTAGCGCCTTCACGCTACCTCTTGGGCTATTGTCCAGCGTCATGCCAACAATCTTGTTGTACGCGATCTCTGGCGACTTCGCATTTGCTACGTCCTTGATGACGTTATCAATACGCGCTTGCCCAGCACGGTAGAACTTGTTTGCCCTTTCAAACGCTTTCACCGCGTCTGGCCCAGCCGCTTCTGCGGCAAGTCGCATGTCATCGGTGAGGGACGAATAAAGCCTCTTTAGCTCAGCTTCGGGCAAATCTGACATTGGCCCATTCATTTTACCGATGCTTCTGCCTATATTCGACCGCAAATCCTTTAGCAGTTCATACGGCACAGTATTTAAGATTTGGAATGGCTTACCCTTTTCGTTTAATAACTGAGTTTCCTTTTGCAGACTGTTCATCAAAGATTGGAACTTTGGTCTGTTAAGAAAGCTAGATATTTCCGGGTATTGGCTAGCATACTTAGTAAGCTCTTTTACTGTATTTAGGGCGTTTGGCGCTTGGACGTTTGTTTTAAACCCAATCTTATCGTCAACGGCGTTAAACAGCTTAGTGGACTTGTTCTGAAAGTTGCTGACAAAAGCATCAGCCCCGCGCTGCGCGGCCTCACCAGCCGCCACATTCGTCGTAGCATCGCCGACTTTAGCAGTAGACCTATCTAATACGTCACTCATTTGGTCAGATGTGCGGTCTGCGGCTTGGGCAACGCGGCCAGTCGTAAACGGCACTTTCTCAAGCCCTGCCTCTAGCAAAGCACTGCCGCGACCTTGCATACCAAGGGTAGGCGTGACGCCGATCCGCGAAGCAGCTTGTGCCGCCGCTTGCTTGTCAGGCAATGCGCCAAGGCGTAGCTGACGGCTAAGTGCAGACGGCACACCAGTAAGCTCTGGCACAGCTACCTCGCCAAGCATGAACACATCTCTAGCGGCTTTTCGCTCTTGCGTGCGATCCCCGCCAAGAATGTCGCCAAGAAGGCCAGCAGTGCCGCCATACGCTGCACCTAAAGCGTTCAATGGTAGCATTGCCGCGTCCATCGCACGCTGCCTCAGTGGGGCGTCAAAATCGCTACGGGCAAGAATGTCGCCTATATTTTTGCGGAAAGGTGCGGAAAACTCTGCCGCCGTATCACCAAACCTGTTTGGCGCTTTAGGGCTGTCCGTGGTGTCTTCGTCGGGGCTGGGAAGCATGTTTACCCTTGCGAAAGCGGCGTTTCTCGCTTTGCGCTCTAAGGCCATTTGGTTGGCTGCGGCTCTTGCTCGTTGCTCCAAGGTCAGTTTTTCAGTCACTTGCAATCATCCTTCTGCTAGCCATTTCATTAGCTATAGCTCCTGCTTCCTTTGACCCCGGCGGTGAATTTAGCAACGCATCAGCCAGCGCGTCATTAGATAAACTGCTGTAGTCCGTAGCACTATCGTCTGAACCGCCACTATCTTGAGATATGCCGTCCTGTTTATCTAAGCGCCCGATTAGCTCTCGCAGTGTGCCAGTGTTAATTTCCTCGCCGATCACTTCAGTAGTCAGGCCAGTTAAAGTGCCGTTTTCTTCAAAATACCTAACCTTTTGCTCTTTCTGCATCGCTGCGGCTTTCATCATCTCAAGCACTGCTTTCACGCGGCGTAGATTTTGCTTTTCGTCCAATAACGGGTTGTAAGCTCTGGCCAGTAAGTTCTCGCCTTCTTTCTGCGCAAATTGACCGCCAAGGATTTCTTTAAGGTTTCGGGCTATGACTTCTTGTACCGCTTCCCTAGCGTCTATGGCGTCAGGGTTTGTATAGGCGAGTATAAAGTCAGGCATAATGCCCACATCATAGCCAGTTAGGTTCTTGCCCGACTCTAGCGCTGTAACGACTTCCTCTAGTTGCTCAGTCAACTTGAAAGCGTCTGCTCGACCCGTTGTCGCCCATGTATTCGCAATATCTGCAAAGCCTTGGTCTTGTTTCTTTTGGCCAGCAGTCTGTTCACCCGCGTCCTTAAGTTGCAGGAAGTCAGTAAACGTACCTGTGTAACCACCAGCCACAGCGGTTTCATAGTTTTTCTGATCTGCTGTTTTGCTTTGGTTTTTCAGCGCGAGAAAGTCATTATATGTGCCATCGGGGTTGTCTGCCTTAAATAGCGCAAACTCTTGAGTTAGGGCAGAAGCAGATGTAGCTCCCGCGTTTACCGCTGCTTCGTTTTTAATAAAATCGTCATAAGTGCCGTCTGGATTGCTCTGTTTCCAAAGGTTAAACTTCTCCATAAATGTTGACGGCGCTCTGTTTTTCAAAGCCAACTCTGCCGCAGCCCTTGCCCTCGCCTCTGCGCGGTCTTCTGCCCCCCTTGCCGCCGCCAGCCGCCGCCCTTCAGCCCTAATCTGCGCACTTTCCTGCATGTAAGCCGACATAGCTTGTGCAACTGGCAAAGCACCGCTTTCAATCGCGCCAAGGTATTTCGCCGCCAGCTTATCGCCGCCCTCTGCCTTTTTGCGAAGCGCCTCGACTGTCCTGTTGCGCGTGCGGTTTTGCTTCCGCTGAGCGATCTGCGCTTGCATGCGCTGCGGCAGGCTTGCGTCAGGGTTAAGCCGCATGGAGTTAAGCCCCATCGCCAAGTTGGCGGCTGTGTTCTTGAAGCTATCCCGATTGTAGAAGCGCTGCCCTGTTTCGCCCTCTGCGCCTTGCTGCATCTTCTGCAAGCCAAACAGGTTAAGCAGTGGTGTGTTCTGTGTAGTCATTTGCTTTTCTCCTAGCCGAAGTCTGTGCCGCTTGCCGCTGATGCCGCTAGCGCCAGATAATCATACAAGCCCGGCTTTTTGGTTTCGACATCGGTTGAGCTTGTTGGCGCGAGACTGCCCAGCCCAGCCGCCGAAAGCAGTGCGTTTAGCTGCGTCATGTCAGCCGCGTTTTGCTCAGCCACCAAGGCTTGATCGCCCTCAAGCATGGCTTGATTTGTAGCCTGTTCCAGACCACCAGCGCCTATCACGTTCTGCGCCAAGCCTTGCTCACCTTGCAGCAAGTTCATCAGAGAGTTAGCGCCAGTGTTGACCAACCCTGCGTTGCTTGCGTCTGCGCCTAGCAAGGCATTGGCCACCGAAAGCTCACGATCTGCGTCACGCTGCATTACTGGCGCTAGTATGCCGCCCAGCGCATCGGTCACACCTCGGCTTAAGCCAGAGCCAAACGCATCGTTATCGCCAAAGCGACCACTAAGGTTAAACTGGCTGGCTATGTTGTTGGTCGCATCTGTTGCCGCCGTGGTCAGCGCTTGGCGTAACTGCGGAGCAACTCTCGGGTTAAACGCAGACAAAGGCTCTGTGTTGATGGCTGAACCGCTAAGCAAATCATTTATGCCGCTTCGCGCTGGGCTAAACGGGTTGCTGTCTAGCAAGCTGCTTAATGCGGCTATGCCTTGGTTTTGCGGCGCGGATAAGCCAGCAACGCGATCACCTGTGTAAACCTCTGGGTCAATGCCAGCGGCAAGCCCCATAGTTTGCGTAATCGGGTTGTATTGCCCAAAGCCACCCTCAAGGTCTGCCATGACGTTTGGAGGTAAAGTCTGTGTTGACGTTGTTGTGTTTTTACCTTGGCCCATCTTAAAGCTCCATCTTGTAGGCCACATAAGCCTGTTTCGCGCCGTAGTTTCTCGCCCAACGTTCCCAAGCTCGGCGACCATAACCTTCGATCCATCTACATTCGTTCAAAGCGGCTTGCTTGCGAACCTCGCTCACAGCCAAACCAGCCCATTCTTTCATCCGCTTGCCGCCGACAAAATCGACCACCATAGCTTTCGCTTGCGGATACTCAGCAACCCTTGTCGTAAAGGCCGCTACAATCTGTTTTTCATTTTCGTCTACCGCCAGCCAAATAAGGTAGTCGCCAGAGGCAACACCTTCGTACACGTCATCCATCGTGATGACTTCAGGGCTAAGCCGCACAGCCTTATCTAAATGCGGGACTATATGCTCCCACATCAGCACCGCCCTCTGCGGCGACACTGCTTGTATAATCATCCAATCACAGCGTACACAAATGTGCGGTCTGTCGTGCCAGCCGAAGCATGCGTAAGCGTAAAGCTGTTTTTGCTTCTCGCCGAAACATGTACCGTTTCAGCCGCCGCGTTAGCCGTGGTCGGCATAAGTAAAATGCAGCTATCAGCGCCTACCTTATAGTCAGTGACCGTGCTTGTCGTAGAGCTTGCGGTTAGCGTCACGCTGCCCAAGTTGTTCTGCTTGCCGTCCATCACAAGATTGACCACTTGAGCAACTTGCCGTGGATTGCCGCCGTTTGTCGGCAGCTTGCCAAATGTGTTTTGCGTCATCTTTGCCCTTGCACCGCTGTCTCAGCCGTAATGCCTAAAGCGTTCTGCCAGTTGCCCGTTATGTTGACGCGCACACGATGGTAGCGCCCATTGGTTCGCACCCGGCAGTTGTTGTTGTTGTCAATGCTTACCGCGCTCGTAAAACTTGGCGTTTCCACTTGGCGGCTGCGTGAGCCAACCTGTGAGGTAACAGTCAACGCCGAAGACGCGCCAACGGTTGTCACATACGGCGATATGCTTTTCACCAAGCTAAAACGTCCCTGCGATGGCTCAAACTCGGCAGTCTCAAGCACTGCGTCTAACGGCGTGCCGCTAAAGTTACACAGCTTCTTGTCCTTGCTTGCGCTAAGCTGGAAGCTACCACCTTTGTAAGCGCGGCTGTCGAGCGATGTGGTAAGCGAATCTATGCTTGAGCTAATGCTGTCTAAGCCTTCTAACGACTGCCCCAAAGTGAGGCTTACACCAATAAACTCATGGTCAAGCTTGCCAAGCGACCACTTCTGCAAAGCGTAGTTATAGATCAGCAAGCGGTTAGGCTCGGTCGCGTTACTGCTTGGGTAGCTCCAGATGACGATCTGCCGCAGTGGGTCTATCGCAGAGCTAATCCTGTCAGCGGAGTTAAACTCCAAGTCTGATGTGAAAAACTCGTCAACCTTACCAGCGCCAATCGGCACACTTTGCTGACCGTTAAAGAAGAAAAACCCGTCGTCGCCGATGTAGAATATCTGGTTTGGGCCAAGCGCTGCAATACTGCCGGGGTAGGGCGTACCTTTTTGCTCGACTGTCTCAAAGCTAAACACTAAAGGCGAGCCAACGTATTGCATACGCACGATGGCCTTTTCGCAAAACACATGCCCGACTTCACCGCCAACAATGCCCATCACATGCCCGGCGTTAGGGATGTCCTGCACGTCAGCTTGGTTTGTGCCAATCGTATAATCAACAGGATTGTTAAGCTGTGACCAACGCACGCGCTCTGGATGTGTGCCGCCGCCGTAAACCATGTTGCCCGTCACGGCAAAGTTTTTCACCACGGCGATATACCTTGCGCTGGGCGCTGTCGAAATGTCGCTGAAGTTGCTGCTACTGCCCACCGTGAATTTCTGCAAGGGATGCCCGGTTGAGCCAGCCGCGATAACATAACCGCCAAAGTCAATAAACTGCCAACGCTCGTTAGACGCTAAGCTATACGCTCCGCTTGTTCGCTTTACATCGTCTAGGTTGTTGTTGGATGCGTTCTGCTTGTAAAGCTTGGTTTGGTCGCCAGCAAAGTTCTGCACTGTGCCGATGGATGTTTTCGTTGAGTGTATGCCCCTGATATAAGCCGTAGCTGCGCCAGAAAAGGCAGACAGTGAGTTTAGCGGTGCATAGCCTCTTGGCTCTGGCAGAACATTATCCGCGACAGTCGCACCTGGATTCTGCAAGTCAGGCTGGTCGGGAAGCCATTCGGCGAAAGGTGTCATGCTGCTTCACTCCAAGTAATGCTAGTGTCTGTCGTGTCTGTCCACACTGAGTTGCCCACGCCAGCGCTTTGCTCTGTCCATGTGGCAGACGCTGCTTGTTGTGTTTCCCAAGGTAGCCGCCCATTCGCCGCCAACACAGTCGTGCCTTGCAGCGCCGCCGTGACGAACATATTTGCTTTGCTTACGACCGCGATGCTGGTCGTCGCGCTTAGCGCTGATGCGCCGCCAAGGATCATCTTTGTAGACGCGCTAATG